ATGCCGGACTTTTCTACTGCCCATACGTTCCATTGCAAATGGTTCGTGCGGTTGGAGAGAATGACTTCCAGCCAAAGATTGCGTTTAAAACACGTTATGGAATGGCTGAGAATCCATTTGCCCGTGCAGCTGTTGCTGCTGCTGTCGATGTTAATGCATTGGCACCAAGTGCAAACACATACTATCGCAGAGCGAGAGTAAACAACATCATGTAATTACATGATACTGAAGGGGGGTCTTTAGATCCCCCTTTTTTCCTACCTAAATACTTGTAGAGGAAATATATGGCCGATACAAGTCAACCCACTGTTTTTGATTACGCTTCACCTACAACTTGGAGGATTAAGTTTGCCCGAATTCCTAAAGTTGAATGGTTTTGTACAAATGTAAATATTCCAGGCATTACACTAGGAGAAGCATCTTATCCTACTCCAATGACTGACATTGGAATCACTGGTGATAAATTAACATTTGAAACTCTTACCATGACTTTTTTGGTTGATGAAGAGTTACAAAACTATAGACAATTATGGGATTGGTTAGTTGGTATAGGGTTTCCAAAAAGTCATAGTCAGTTTTCAAATGCGTTGACAGGTGGAACTTCACCTACAACTGTATCACCAACTGCTAAAGGTACAACTCCATCTGAAAAACCTTTGTATGATGAGGCTACTCTGATCATATACAACTCTAAGAATATTGCAAAAGTAGAAGTTAAGTTTAAAGACATTTTTCCTACTAGTCTATCTGGATTGAACTATGCTCAAGATGCAACTGACGTAGACTACTTTCGTGCAGATGCTACATTTAGATTTCTGTATTATGAGTTTGAAACGTCAACATAAATAATTGTGAGTCGCCCAGACATATTTTTAAGTAAATAGTCCACTCGACTTTATGTGCGACAACATATTTGGGTGCCTTGGGCGACTCAATTTTTGAAAATATATAATGAACCTATCCGAAATACAAGACCAAGTTAAGCGAGATCTCAAGATAAATGATTTGGAGCTGGACATTGAGTCACTACGTATACCTAGTTTACATATCAAATATCTCCAATTCCTCACAGAGAACTCACTAAAACTCAAGAAAGCAAATGGAGAACTAGCTGTTCTCAAGAGAAACAAGTGGATCTATTATACAGGAAAGGCATCAGAGGATGTCTACAAAGAGAAAGGAGATTTTCCTTTGAAACTCAAAACCAAAGATGAAGAAAGAACTTTCATCGAGGCCGATGAGGAAATACAGAAGAAAAAAACAGAAGTAGAATATTACGAGACTGTAGTTGATTATCTACAAGAGATTGTCAAACAAATTGGTCAGAGAAATTTTCAGATCAAAAATGCAATCGAATGGAGAAAATTTGAAGCTGGAATGTGATGCTTGGTCATCCTTTCGTTATTAGTAAAATTCGTGACAGAACAATTCTTGATTGGATAAGAGATTACTCTCATGATTGGAATCAAGGAACTGTAGATGGAAATCAACCTATTAGAAATAGTATGGTTTCTTGGATGAATCCATCAAACCAGATTAAAAGAGAATTACTTGATTATGCATCTGAAGCCAACAAAAAAGGTAATTGGAAGTACGATATTGTAGACGTTGAATTTTTACAAAATACTATCTACAATGTTGGTCAATATTATGATTGGCATATTGATTATAATGATAAACACCCTGAAGGTAAAATAAGAAAGTTATCTTTTACCATGATTCTTAATGATGGTTTCAAAGGTGGTAAATTACAAATAGAAACTGGTGGCCCAAGAGAAAAATCTAGAATATTAGATGTACCCACAGAGCTTGGTACTATCGTCTGGTTTTCATCATTAACTTGGCACAGAGTCACAAAAGTTACATCAGGAGTTAGAAAATCTTTAGTATGTTGGTTTCTTGGAAATCATGGGTGATATAATTCTTCACAAAAAAAATGAAGTCTATCTCCAAGTAGAATGTGAGAGAAGCATTGCAAGAGAACTCAATGAGTTTTTTTCATACGATGTTCCGGCTGCAAAATATATGCCCGCCTATAAAAATAGGTTTTGGGATGGTAAAATTAGATTGTTCGATACTAGAACAAATCAGATCTATCTTGGACTATCCAACTACATCAGAGAGTTTGCTGATAAACGTAGTTATTCAGTAGAAGGTGGGGGGTGGTCATCACTATCAACACACAAAGAAAATGTCAAGTCCTTTATTCAAACATTACAGCTACCCATTGAACCCAGAGATTATCAAGTGGATGCAGTGCATCATGCCATACGATCTGGTAGGAGCGTCCTTGTTAGTCCTACTGCATCAGGCAAGTCTCTAATAATTTACCTTCTGATTCGATACTACCAGAAGATATTATATGATCCCGGCTATCAAAACATATTACTACTAGTTCCTACCACATCTTTAGTAGAGCAAATGTATTCTGACTTCAAAGAATACGGATGGAATCCTACTCACTACTGTCATCGTATCTATGGTGGTAGAGACAAGGAATCTGACAAATTCGTATACATCTCAACCTGGCAGTCATTGTACCAACAACCCAAGAAATATTTTGACAGATTCAAGGTGATCTTTGGTGATGAAGCTCATACATTCAAAGCAGACTCACTCAAAAAGATCATGCACAAAACAACTGATTGTGAATACAAATATGGTTTGACAGGTACACTTGACGGCTCTGAGTGTCATAGATTGGTACTTGAGGGTCTTTTTGGACCTGTAAAACAGGTCACAACCACTAGACAACTTATTGATAATAAACAACTTTCTGATCTAAAAGTGCATGGAATTGTCTTGACTTATCCAAAAGAAGAGTGTATAATAAGGAAATATCAAGATGAAATTAAGTATATAACCCAGCATCCAAAGAGAAACAATTTGATCAAGAATCTAAGCCAAGATCTGAAAGGAAACACGCTCGTTCTTTTTTCACTTATCAAACATGGAAAAGAGTTACATAATCTGATAAAAGGAGGCAAACATGAATCCCACTTGGTTTACGGAGCTACAGATACAGAAACCAGAGAACACGTTAGAAGACTTGCAGAGTCCAAAACAGGAATCATTATTATCGCCAGTTTCGGTGTATTCAGTACTGGCGTCAATATTAGGAATCTTCATAACATCATTTTCGCTAGTCCTTATAAGTCTCGTATCCGAAATCTACAATCAATAGGTAGAGGTCTAAGACTGCATGATAGTAAGGTAAGTGCAAAACTGTATGATATTGCTGATGACTTTGATAATAAAAACCATACGATTAAACACTTTGTTGAACGTATTAATATGTATAGCCAGGAGGAATTTGACTATGAGATACATAAGGTAAGAATGTGACTTGAACCCTAACATACTTAGGATACAAGATTTTAAACAAACAGTCAAGACAAAAATTAATGTCTTGACATTTTAATCTCAATGGAGTACACTATGTCTAAAGAAGTAAAAGAAAAAGCAAAGAAGCCTCATTATGTTGATAATAAGGTATTCTTAGCTGCAATGATGGAATGGAAAGATGAAGTCAATGAGGCTGAGTCTGAAGGAGAAGAGATTCCCCCCATACCAGAATATATCGGAGAATGTTTCTATAAGATAGCAACGCATTTATCTTATCGGCCCAACTTCATCAACTACACTTATCGTGAAGAGATGATTGGAGATGGAATAGAAAACTGCATTCAGTATGCAAAGAATTTTAATCCAGAGAAATCAAAGAATCCGTTTGCTTATTTTACTCAAATCATATATTATGCTTTTCTCCGTAGGATAACCAAAGAGAAGAAACAACAATCTATCAAGCAAAAGATGATTGATAATGACACTCTCAAAACTCATGAGACTCATGACTTTGATGATGAAGTATATGATAATACCTTTGTTGACTTTTTAAGGGATAATCTTCCTAGAGAAGAAGCTCCCAAAAAGAAAAAGATCAAAAAAGGAGTTGAACATTTTATTGAAGAGGATCTATTATGACCACTAAATTTGAAAAGTACGTAGATGAAGTTGAGACAATGATCTCAGAGTTCACTGCAAACATTCCAGCTACAGAGTTACATGAGATAGAGGATTCTATCGAACAGTCTGAGGCTGGTTCTGGTAAACTATGGTTAGAAGATTTCATTGATGCTAGAATAAAGAAATGAGTAGAAACACTAAAATAGTTTGTGTCACTGATACTCATTTCGGAGCTAGGAATGATAGTCTTATATTCAACGAGTATTTTTATGACTTCTATGTGAATCAATTCTTTCCATACATCATTGAGAACATAGATGATATATGTGGAATTGTACATCTGGGAGATTGTCTAGATCGTAGAAAGTTTGTCAACTATAAGATTGCAAAGGACTTTCGTGAGAAGTTTATAGGTGGCCTTATGGAGACATGGTTGCCTGTGCATTTTATAGTGGGTAATCATGACATCTACTACAAGAATACTCTAGAGGTAAACTGCTACAAAGAGTTAAGAATCCCAGGCGAAGAAAATGGATGGTATGTCCATGATACTCCAACTCTTGCAACATTTCAGGGATATGATATTGCAATGATACCTTGGATCACTGCTGAGACCTATGCAGATACCATGAACTTTATCAAGAACACCAGCGCTCAGGTTGCGATGGGACATTTGGAAATAAAGGGATTTGAGATGCACTCTGGTATTATGTCAGATCATGGAATAGAGAAAAGTCTTTTCAACAACTTTGACATGGTAATGAGTGGACATTTTCATAAGCGTTCGTCTGATGGTCATATATCATATCTAGGATGCCCTTATGAGATGAATTGGGCTGACTCAGGAGATCCCAAAGGATTTCACACTTTTGACATTACAACAAGAGAGTTAGAGTTTATACCTAATACACGTTCTATGTTTATGAAAGTCAAGTATGATGATCGAACAGACACGGACTACTTGGGAATGGACTTGTCACACTTTGAAGGTAAGTTCATTAAGGTCTTTGTAGAACATCGTAATGATTACTATGCTTTCGATAAGTTCATGGATCGACTATACAAAGAGATCTCTGTTACTGATCTGAAAGTAGTTGAAGATTTTTCAGACCTGAGTGCTGATTTGGTACACGATGATGTAGTGGAAGGAGCTCAGGATACTCTGTCTTTGTTAGATCGGTATGTCGATGAGATAGAAACCAAGTTAGACAAAGAACGAATCAAATCAAAACTAAAATCCTTATATATTGAATCTAGTGATTTAGAAACATGATACATTTCAAAAAGGTTCGTTGGAAGAATTTTCTTTCAACAGGGAACCAGTTTACAGAAGTGCTTCTGGACAGATCCCCAACCACATTGATAATCGGAGAGAATGGTTCTGGTAAGTCAACCATGCTCGATGCCTTGTGTTTTGGACTGTTTGGAAAAGCATATAGACCAATCAAGAAAAATCAACTCATCAACTCTATTAATGGAGGCGGTAGTGTAGTTGAGGTTGAATTCATCATAGGTAAGAATGAGTTCAAGGTAGTCAGAACAATCAAGCCTAATGATTTTCAGATAATCAGAAATGGAGAGGCAATGGATCAAGAGGCTCACTCAAGAGACTTTCAGAAGATCCTTGAAGACTCCATTCTGAAACTGAACTACAAATCATTTACTCAGGTTGTGATTCTAGGATCATCTTGCTTTGTTCCGTTCATGAAGTTATCTACGAGTCATCGTAGAGAGATAGTCGAAGATATTCTTGATATCAAGATTTTCTCAACCATGAATATGCTCTTGAAACAAAACTACAAATCAATCTCTGGTGAGATGGGAGAACTACAGATAGAAGAGAGTTTGTACAAGAGTAAAAAGGAAATGGAAGAAACACACCTTGGCAAAATAGAGCAAGATGCTGAGAAAAGAATTGGTGTTCTGGAAAAGGAGAGAGACAAATACAATGTAGACAAGAATCAAAAGATAGAAAGAAATCTAGAGATTCAAACTGCACTGGTGAAAAAGACAAGTATAGAAGAGGATACAAGTAGACTCAAAACATTGAGGACACAAGTACAAACCAAAAAGTCTGAAGTGGATAAACAGAGAGAGTTCTTTGTAAAGAATGATGACTGTCCAGTATGCGAACAGCCCATCAAGAAGACATTCAAGAAGCTTAGAAACTCAGAGTTACTGGATCAGTCGCAGAAATACGACAATGCAATAGGAGAAATGGAGACAGAACTAAAAAGGTTGACTTCCAATCTTTCTGATCTAAATTCCCTTGCATCTGAAATGCAAAACAACAATGCAGAAATCAAAGCATTGTCAAGTATGGCTGAGAAATGTCAGAGTGACATCGATACTTTGGTGAGGGACAAAGAAGAGACAGACAACCTCAAAGAACATATTCAGGAGCTTCAACAAAATCTGGAAGAGATCGATATCAGAGTGAAGGAACTGAAGGAAGAAAACTTTTATCTTGACATTTGCAAAAATTTGTTGCATGATACAGGTATCAAATCAAAAATCATCAAGCAGTATCTTCCTGTGATGAATCAGACTATCCAGAAGTATCTGGGTATTCTGGACTTCTATGTAAACTTTCATCTCAACGAGCAGTTTGAGGAAACGATCAAGTCACGCTATCGTGATGACTTTTCGTATTCTTCATTCTCTGAAGGTGAGAAGATGAGGATTGATTTGGCTCTGATGTTCACATGGAGAGAGGTTGCAAGATTGAAAAACTCAACCAATACTAATCTACTGATTATGGATGAGGTATTTGATTCCAGCCTTGATGCATCTGGAACTGATGATTTTCTAAAGATTCTCAATGAACTTGAGAGTCAAAATATCTTTGTGATTTCTCACAAAGGCGATGTTCTGTTTGATAAGTTTTATAGTATGATAAAATTTGAGAAACAGAATAACTTCAGCAAGATAGTGGAAGCATGAATGTATTTTTCCTAGACACTAAACCAGACACAGCTGCAGAAATGCACTGTGATAAACACGTAGTCAAAATGATCATAGAGTATGGTCAACTTTTGTCTACGGCTCATAGAATTCTAGATGGTGATGATGCCCATCCAGATCTATATAAGGTGGCTCATAAGAACCACCCAAGTACCATTTGGACCAGATCATCTAGTCAGCATTATGATTGGTTATTTCGTTTGTTCAGAATGGTGAATGTGGAGTATACTCTAAGGTACAACAAGTTTCATCTGACATGGAAGAAACTTGGAAAACTTTTGGAGAATGCACCTAAGAATATTGAGGACAATGGATGGACAGATCCACCTCAATGTATGCCTGATTATTGTAAGAAATCTGACACTGTAGAAGCATATCGTAATTATTATCTACAGGAGAAGGCTAGTTTTGCTAAGTGGAATTATTCTAAACAACCAGAGTGGTGGATATGATATATAATTTACTAGAGAAAGATCATCCTATAGTTCACATGAGGATGGAAGAAGACAACCAACCTGAAGACAGAGTAGAATTTGCCAAAGACATGGCAGAAACTATGAAACATTGGGGAGGTTTTGGATTGTCAGCTAACCAGATAGGATTTCCCTACAGAATGTTTGTAATGGGAAATGATGAAAATTATATGGTTTGTTATAATCCTAAGATTACAGTCGAGTCAGATATCAAGATACCTATAGAAGAAGGATGCTTGACTTATCCTGGCTTATTTGTTAGAATATACAGACCAGATAGGATAACTGTAGAGTTTGACGATGAGAACGGAGAACATCATACAGATGATCTTGGCGGTTTGATGTGTAGAGTTTTTCAGCATGAAATGGATCACATGGATGGAATTGATTTCACAAGTCGAGCTAAGAAAATGCATCTCGATATTGCTAAGAGAAAACTCAAGAGAGGAAAGTTAAAACTCAAGAGAGCTCATGGAAAAGATATGCTCGCACGAGCAAGTTAGTAGAATAATAACTGGCGATCCAGTAAGACCGCATATAAATGCAGAGACTAGGTTAGCACCTGGCCGTGATGTTTTTCATATTGATGACATGGCATATCTCTGCATGGTCTACTTGGATCGTGTACCCGCCGATGAAGATTGTCTATTGTGTGCAGATTGTGGCCCGATTGCGGTTGCATATACAGTATGGTCACTGGAAAAAGGATATGGAAGGAAGATCATAATGGCTGCAAGAGACATGATCCAAGAAACTTGGCGATTCAGACGATTGGTTACGTTGAGTCCCAAGACCGATATGGCAATGAAATTTCACCTGAGTAATGGTGCAAAGTTGATTGCCGAAAATCTGACCACAAATAATTTCGAGTACCCGATAAATCATTGACTTGACAATCACCTCAAGTTTTGTTATAATCATTTGTAGATTGCCCGAAGGGACTTTTAGCTTGTTCCCTGAGAAGGGCTAAAAAAAGACTTGACAGTGATACCCAAATTAGAGATAATAGATACTGTTGAATGAGTGAGGGAGAAAAGCTCCCTTGAATGTAAACCTCCTTTGGAGATTGGTTATGGTTAGAGATGGTATTGATTGGGAAGGAATGTCCCTTCATGATAAGTCACGTTACTTGAAGATTCGTGAGGTTCTGAACACGGAACTTGAAGATAATTTAGTTAATATGGGTGATGAGGAATTTACTCATTCCCTGAAGGATAGAATCGAATCAGACTTCCCTAGAAGTCGTAATAACAATGAACAGTTTGTCAGCCTCGTAATGAGGTGTTTACATTCTGTAACTACTAGAGAGAGTTTGATTTTGAGAATGAGACATGGGTTGGGTGAATATGACAGAGAACATACTCTGTCAGAGATCTCAGAGGTCATTGGGGTAACTCCTTCCAGAATTGGTTCGATTCTGACTAAGAGTTATCAGAGGTTCCGTCATCCTTTGAGAAGAGTTATGATTAAACCCCTTTACGATTCTATTCAACACTAATCAAGGAGATTGGATATGTCAGACATCACTCGATATGTGATTTCGATTCCTCTGGACGATAAGCCAGGGGAATTTCAGGAATGTGGTTTTCCAGATACCGAGAATATGTATGGGTTTCTGGACTTTCTGTCTAATGACGGATTTGACGTTTCACGCATCATCTTACCTGAAGATGCTTTAGTATAAATTTCAATAGGGATGTAGCGCAGTTGGTAGCGCACGTGCTTTGGGAGCATGAGGTCGCAGGTTCGAGCCCTGTCATCCCTACCACAGGCCATTAGTGTTAGCGGTAGCAC